CTCGATCGGCCTCTTCGTGTCCCTGATCAGCTCCAGCAGCAGCCTTGCTGTAGGTGAAGCACTGTTCGTGAGGAACGTCATCGCGTGCTCCTCCAGTGCCTCCCTCGGGTCGTCGCCCCCGAGCACCCCCTTTTGGAACTTGTCGAGCAGTTTCTTGCTCTTCAGCATGGATTCTTTGCTCCTGAGGCCGTTGCCCACTTCCACCCTGATCCCGAGAGCCATCACCCCTGAGGGGTCCATCTCGTGCTGCACGCTTATCGAGAGGGCCTGCTCAGTCTTCTTCGTTTCAGGGTCAGAAAGCCACTGGTAGTGTATGAGGAAGCTTGGCAGCAATCCACAGAGTGTGTTGTTCTTCTCGTACTCGAACTTCCCAAGGAGCACATGGGGGTTTGCCTTGATGTCTGCCTCTAGGAACTCGAACATGTCGCTCATGTCGCAGCCCAGGATCTTCTGGTGTCCGACCGCTTGTGCGATCCTGATCTGCTTTGCGAGCTCAACTGAACCTCCAGCAGCAATCACAGCAGACCTTCCGTTCACGTAGTGGTTTTGCATCTCAGAGAATCCCGTAGGGGGTGGGGCCATCATGGCAGACATGACAGCCTTGAGCCACACATCCACCACAATCGGCCCCTCGTACCACTTGCTGTTGAACTCCATCACGTCTTTGAAGTTCCCGACAGAGCTCTTGGACGTGCTCTCCTCCACCCCGAGCCTCTTGTAGTACTTCCTCTTTGCCACCATGAGCTTGGACAGCACGAGCTCAGCCTCATCCCCCCCCTTCTTCAGGAACGCTGTTGGCCCGGTGAGGATCACATCAATCGCAATGCTCGTGTCGTCGGATGATGCAGCGTTCTGATAGGTGATCGTCCAGCTCGGGACCAGCCCTGACTTCTTATGATCCCCCATCAGTAAGTTTGAGAGTAATGATCTGCTGTCTGAGGCCTCTCTCCTCATGATCCCCACCTCCTCTGCGATCTCTTCTGATGGCCTGCCATCCTCATACATCTGCCTCTCCTTCTTCTGGATTCTGTCAAATCTGGAGTTGAAGAGACGAAGTGCTGCTCTGGCCTCCTCTTTCCTTACCGGAACGAAGTAGTTGAGCGCCTTCCTCATCAGCGCCTCGTCGATTGCCTCTCGTGCCCTCTCCGTGAAATAGTTCTGTATGAGCGAATGGTACACAGACGATGTGTAGTGGAGGATTCCCTGGAGCATGTTGTCGACAATTCTGATCATGCACTCTCCCTGAAGGTGAATCTCTGTGTCCTCTGCAAACTCCCTGGCCAGCCTCCTTATCCCTGGCTCTGTGAATGCAGAGCCCGACTCGATCTCTCTAAGGATGGACCCGGGGATCTGGATCTTCTTCTTCGTGTGCTCTTCGAGCACTGCTGTGCAGTGCTCTGCAAGGTTCCTGTAATCATCACCGAAGATCACCTTCACCATCACAGCGAACACCGGCATCCTGAAGAGCTGGCACCACTTTGTCGCATCAGCTGAGCTCCTTGAGACGACATGCCTGAACGCCACATCTGACCTCTCCAGTGCCATCTTCCTGTAGTTTACCCCTGATGCATACGACGACATTTTTGCCTCTTTGTTCTTGTTGGTGAGCACCTCGTTGTCCATTCCAGTGGCGAAGGCCCGCATGACCATCTCCATCGATGCTATGCTCACTCTTGCACCCGGGGTCAGCACCAGGATCTCTCTCTTGCCCTGGAGCTGCTTCTTTGGCACCACATTGGACCTCACAGGGTGCACCAGGTTTCTGAAATTTGTGAAAGGCCTGCCCATGAGGAGATTTGGGTACTCCACCACCATGGTCTGCATCTTCTCATTCCAGTTTGGGAGCCTGTGTTGCGTGTCAGCAACCCTTCCCGACTTCTTCGATCTCGTCACAAAGCCATCCACCAGGTCATCTGAGGTGTGCCAGAAACTTGACCTCCTCGTGGCCAGTTCTGCCCCATCCACCTTCTTTGTCAGGGCAACCAG